GTTCCGTGGTTTGGCTAGCACAAATGTTGCGGCGCAAAACCTAGCCGATACGGTCGAATCATCGATACCCTCATGGCGTGACTACTCAAGTCAAATCAGGTTAACGACTGACGAATTCATCCGCTACCTTTCGGTAAATAGTGTACGGCTTAGCGCGATTAAAGAAGAGAACAAAGACTATAAAGACCTAGCCGAACGCCAAAAACTCGTTAACACATTCACTCACACGTACACGGGCATCCTTGACGACAATACGAAAGCGACCGGTGGGTCAAGTGCAGCGACCGTCGAATTAACCAAGAAGCAACAAAAACTCCTAGACACAAATGAGGCGCTAGGGCTCAGGTTCGCCGCCACTAACGCCGACCTCGACGTACAGAAAAAGAAACTTGAAGCCGCGGCCCTCTCGGTCACCGATTACGCGAACAACATACAAAAGAACCTACTCGGTGGGATTGATCTCGAAGCAGCCTTCACCGGCCAATTCGATGCGCTAGGCAACGCCACCGGGGTGAGTCTGCTCGAAGGGTTTAACAAACAAATCGACCAGGCGAACGCCTTCGGGAATGTCCTCGAAAAAATCCGCACCGCTGGGGGTGACCTCGAATTCATTAACGCAATCGCCTCACTTGGCCCCGTCACTGGTGCAGCGTTGGCGACGCAACTCATCGACGACGGTCTCGTACTGACGATGTCCGATAAATTCGTCGACGTCCGTAAATCCACGGCAGCCCTAGCAATGAGTATCGTCCCCGGGTTCATGCTGGCCGGTGTCGAATCCGGTATCGAGACGGTGAACGGCCTAGCCACTCAACTATCGAAAGAGGGCGACCGGCTCAAGAAAATTGGGAAGCAAATAGCGAAACCGGTCGGGGCCGCGTTTAAGGCGAAACTCGAAAAAGACGTCGCAGCCGCCTTACGGGAAGCCGAGGCGTTTGGTACAGCGGCCCGGGCGGAAGTATCGGCCCGGGAGTCAGAGCGCCAGGCGGGGCTTACTCAACAAATGGTCGCCCTAGCGTTATCGAATCTTGTACGGCAAGCCGACTCCCGTAGCGGTGCGGTCGTCACCCCGGTGCTGACATGACCCTACAAATTACTTTGGCCGGGTCGGTGATCGACCTAGACCTATTCGAGTTTAACGTCACCATCGCCCACGGTCGCTCCGATGTCACCTCTAGCCCGACCGCCTCCAATACTCAGATCGTGTTACGTGGGGACACGGGCCCGCTACTCGAATTAGCCGATACGGTCGCAATATCTTTCGATGGTGTGGCAAGGTTCACGGGTGCAATCAGTGACCTTGACGTGTCATTCATTAGCACGACAACCCCGACCGCAATCACGACTATTACTGCGATGGGTAACCTCGCCAAACTCGGGTACACCGACGTCGGTGCTAGCGGGTACATTGAGCAGAGCGCCCGGCAACGGGTCACCGGAATCCTTGACGCCACGGGGCTCGATTACCTCAACGCAGGCGACCCCGATATCACCTTGTATGAGATAGCCGAGATCGACGCGCAACCTTCCACAGCCCTCGACGCCCTTAGCCGTATCGCTCAAGGAACCGGCGCAACGTATTACGACGACCCGCAAGGCCGCATTATTTTTGAGGACTACGGCAACCGGGGCTCGACCACGTTCCCCGGGATATGGGCTAACCAGGTCGGAACATGGCTAGACGCTGAGGGCACATGGGCCGACTACCCACTATTCCCGACTAGTTTCAACCTCGAAGCCCCCGGCGTTATTTTTGCACCGACATGGGCCAAAACTCTCACGCCTCTCATTAACGACGTGACCGTGACTTACGGGCCGGATCTGTCAGTGACCCAAACCGATAGCGCCTCCATCATCCAATACGGTCGACGCGAGTACCGGCTCGACACCGAAATAAAAACCATCAGCGACGCGACCGAGAGGGCCGCCGGGATCATGACCGCGCAAGCGAACGGGCTTTGGAACCTCGGCCAAATCTCGGTACTCGTAGACCAACTCAACCCGGCAGACACCGACAAGCTCCTCGACCTAGTATCGGGTTCACTCGTCACGGTGAGAGGTTTACCGGCGTCGGGGCCCTACCCTGATTTTAACGGCATCGTCGAAGGCTGGACGGACTCCTATAATAACGGTCAGCACATTATGACACTCTCAATATCAGACCCTAGATTCTCGCTGCAAGTCCTACAATGGGGTCAGGTCGCACCCGCGTTCACCTGGTCCCAGGTGGGCCCGGGCGCTCAATGGTTTGAAATCATTACCCAATCCGATCTAGTGAGGTTATGACATGGCAGTAACAGCAGGCGGCACCCCTTATGTGGAGTCCTCGGATCTCGTAGCGAACTATCCGGGTGCTAGTCTTTCCCTGGCTAACCGGGTAGATCAGGTGATACAGGCACCCACGCAGAACGCGATCACCTCCACGACGTACACGGCGGCCCTATTGGACGCTGGTAAAACCGTAACGCTATCCAATGCGTCAGCGGTGACACTCACGATACCGGCGCAAGCAACCGTCGCATGGGTCGCGAACACGCAACTCAACTTCTTGAACATCGGCGTTGGCACTGTGACTATCACCCCGGCTGCCACTGTAACAATCAACGGAACACCACTCACGTTGGCGACATCAAAGGGGGGAAGCCTCGTCCGAACAGCATCAAACACATGGACGTTCATCCCTTTCTCCGGTATTGACAACGCAAACTTTACGAACGCGGGAACCAATTACTCGTCTGGCGGAATCTCCTACAAGTTCATAACCTTCACGGGTAGCGGTGATCTTATTGTGGATCAGGCTGGGTTCGCTGACGTGCTTTGCATCGGTGGTGGTGGTGGTGCATCAATGGGTGGTGGTGGCGCTGGCTCGTATACGGAGGGAAAACTTTATTTGGAGGCTGGGACTTATGTAGTCACGGTTGGCGGTGGTGGGGCCAGAGGGTCGAGCGCGCAAGGAATTAACGGAACATTTAGTAGTGTAGTAAAAACCCCGTTCGCACTTTCCTCTCTCGGTGGCGGTGGTGGCGGGTGGGCTCTGACAGACGGATCGACCGGAGGTTCCGGCGGCGGCGCGGGTGGTGTCGCAAATCGTACAGGGGGAATATCCATTCTCCCTATCGGTAATAATGGTGGTAATTCACTGGAGGGCAGTGGTGATAATCGTCCGTCGGGTGGCGGTGGTGGTGCTAGCGCCGTGGGCGCTAACGGAGTTACAAACGTTTCCGGTAACGGGGGAGCCGGTAGGACATCGAGTATCACGAACGTCGCGGTGGGTAGAGCCGGTGGCGGTGGTGGTGGTATCGGAAGTAATGGTTCAACTGCCGGGACAGGTACAGACGGCGGCGGCAACGGTAGAAAAGCGCCCGGTGCATCAACTGCCGGGGCTGCAAACACAGGTGGCGGTGGTGGTGGTGACGACGACGCTGCAAGTGGTTCAGCAGGCGGCTCTGGTGTCGTAATAGTAAGGGTGGTGGTGTAAATGGCTCATTTTGCGCAAGTAACCGACAACATTGTTCGCAACGTCATCGTGGTAAACAACTCCGATTGTGGCGGTGGTGACTTTCCTGACTCCGAACCTATCGGGCAAGACTTCATCGCTTCTATTGGTATCGACGGGGACTGGCTACAAACGTCCTACAACAACAATTTCCGGGGCCAGTACGCAGGCCAAGGAATGACGTATGACCCTGCACTCGATAAGTTCGTTAGCCCACAACCAGCGGAGGCACCTAGTGAGTGAAATCGATCAAGAATTGCATGTGGACACGCCACCCGAAACGGTGGAGCCTAAGAAAAAGCCAACATCGTCAAAGCATTTCAAAGTGGCCGATGAAACCGAACGGGCCCGGGCTATTGTCCGAGCCAAACTCAAAGGGTAAAGCGGTGGACTTTGCGGATGTCGTGGGACTTGTAGCAACATCCCTAGCAGCCCTAGCGATCATGGGGACCGGTCTGGTGTGGCTGATACGTAACGTGGTGCGCGATGAGATTAAGAAAGCGACCATCACTATTCAGCCGGGGTTCCGTAACGGTGGCGAATCATTGGCCGATGTTGCCGCGAAAGTGGACCTGATCTCTGCGAAGTTAGGGCTCTGATGAAGCATTGGCTCGCCTCCACATGGGAGGGCTCGATCGTCAAGATAGCGACCGGGGCCGCACTGGGTGCGCTCCTGTCATGGCTGGCGACTGCCGATGTTCACCCGCTGATCGTTGCTATCTCGGCGGCAGTAATCCCCGTGATTATTAACGCACTCAACGGTGAAGACACACGATACGGGAGGACAGATAATGACGACACTGTGTAAAGGCGGCGTAACACTCCGCAACCAGATTGATCGGCGTTGGCCTAAACGGGACAAAGCCTCTGACGGATGGATCGGAGACGCTGCACACTTAGCCCGAGGCTCCGCCTCTGACCACACACCGAATAAGGCCGGTGTCGTCCACGCGATAGACATCGACGAGAATCTAGGGACGTATGC